ATGTTGATGATTAATACAATACTTTAATAATCCCGAATAATTCTCATTTTGCTGATTTGATGGATTTGATACCCTAGCGATATACGCCATCATCTTCTCAGCATCGGGAGTGACACTTACAAATTTTACATTCATTTACCAAATCCTTTTGAGTGTTTTTCATCTACCAACGCAAGTTCTTCTTTAACAACTCGCAATTGTGCTTTCATGTCTTTGAGTTGAGAATCAGTATAAAGATGTTCTTCAGATATTAATTTCTCAAGCATCTTTATTAATCGCTTTGCTCTATTAGTCTCCAAAGTCATTTTTACAATTCTTTCAATATATTATAGCATAAAAAAAGAAGGGGTTCAACCCCTTCCTCTTTTTCTTTAGTTCTGTGGAACTAAACAGCAGTAAGTTTCTTTGAAACTTTAACACCACGATACATTAGATCGAAGTTTCTGTTCTTGTTATGCTCTTCTATGAGCAGTGAACGATACTCTTCAGTATCGTACTCGTTTCCACGGTAAGTGACTTTTGCCATTGGCTTTACTCCAAAGTAGTAGGGTTTTTAATCCGTTCCTTTAGTCGGCTTTTGCGTCCCATATACATCCATAAGTGCTACCCTTTACCATCTGAACCAATTCGGTTCTATATTCAGTCGAAGGTGATATCTTATCGATAATTCCCTTCGCTTGATCACAAGTTAAAATAGCAGCAATTAAAATGTCCATGAGATGAACGATCCGTTCCGAGTCGGCTTACTTGCGTCTCCAATACGGGAGATGAACGTTGTGTTAATACTAACACATTTCAACTATTTAGTCAAGTAGATATGTCTTTTTGTTACATCGACCCTACAGGTCAAAAAAATTGCGGAGTTTTTTTCCCCCGATATATGGAATTAAAAGTCAATTTTGGGGTGGCAGTAATATATTAAATGATATAGTAATTCTATCTTCATCTGAATCATTAACACCAACCTCATGTTCTAACCACGATGGAAACAATATTAACATATTGTCTATTGGAGTTAAACAATTAGGTTCTTTAGGTGGATAAGAATTATAATCTCCCACCATACAAAACCAAGTTCCTTTAGGATCATGAAAAATAATTTGTCCAGAATTTTCAGGAGCCTTTACATGGTAGATACCTGATAACAATACATTAGTTACAGAAAACGAATTGGTAGCATTTATATGTTGTTTAATAGAACCACCTTTTGGTGTAATGTTTACCCATGATTGTATATCATATTCACCATCATATCTTTTATATGCATTAGAAGAATTGGAAAATGGTTCAGGAATAGATTGTTGAATAGCATCTATAAATTCCTCATCATAAAAATTCTTTCCAGAAAAATCTCTTACTACTGTTTCTAATCTATCAGTATCTAACCACAATTTATCTGTCCACACTCTAACAGGAAAGAGTGTATGTTCCTGCATCATAAGTACATTTTCCAATCACAATCATTCTTACGTATGATATTAAATGATATACTAATTCTTTCTTCATCAGAATTATTAACATCTACCTCGTGCTCCAACCAAGATGGAAAATAAAATATTTTATCTTCTTCAGGAGTAATAGCAGAATATGATGCCTGATTATAATACCTTTGATCTGCCATAGAATGTAATATAGGTCCTCTGGGATCATGAAACACAATTGATCCAGAATTTTCAGGAACCTTCACATAATAAACACCAGATAGCAACACAAGACCATTAGTATGAGTATGTCTCATATTATAAGCATCTTTTGGATTTATATTAACCCAAGTATGTACATATAACTCACCCAAATCCTCATCAGTCTCTGGTACATTATTTTTTATACCATTGACCAATTCCTCATCATCAAAACGATGACCCTGATAACCATTAACATTTGAGAATCTTTGAGATGGATTTTCATCAGCAAACTCTTTTATTCTAGATATTAATCCTTCCTTCTCTATATTTAATTTGGTTGACCATACTTTACTGCTGAATAAAGAATACTCTTCCATTATTTCTTAGACGTTAAACTATAAAGATTGGAACAAATAGCAGCAAGTACAATTACACCAATAAAAACAACAGGAACTACAGGTGTAATACTTGTAGTAGTTTCAACTGGTAATGGTTCTGCTAGATATTCTTCCGTTATTTGTTCTTCCTTTATTTTCATTTTCTTTTTTTCTTCTTAACGCCTGGTGACTGGTATCCCCATAACTTAGGATTTATAGTTCCGCTACCATATTCAATACTTTTCAATCCATCCTTAAATTTATCCCAATACATATCAAAAAGTTTAGTCTTAGATCCTCTACTCAAATCTAAAAAAGTTTTATCATCAACAACATATTTGATAATAAAAGCATCATTAGGTGCATGAGTAGCATGGACATCTTCTAAAGTTCCATTAGAAACTAAAATTTCACAAGCATAGATTGTCTTAGAATTTTCCTTCTCTTCCTTACTCCAAGGATCAAATTTAGCTTGTGGTTTAGCTTCTAATTGTTTCTTCTCTTGTTTCTCTTCTGTTGCTACTACTTCTTCACTCATGATCTACCACCCCATCTAATTTCTGAATATGCTTCCCCTGCTACTTCCTTTGTAACTTTATATTTGTCAGTCAATTTCTTATCCTTAACAAGAATAAGAATCTCTGCCTCTAATGGATGCAATCCTGTAAGAATATTAATAAACATAGTCTCTCTACGAAGACCTGACAAACTTGGATTACCACCTTGTAAGAAATTATAGAACCTCTTAAATTCCTTACGGATTGTTGTTCTCCCTTGATCATTAGAACCCAATGAACTAGATCCCATTTCATTCATCTTACTGACAGCATCCTCAATCTTTTCAGATAAAGTTCCTGTCATTGTTTCATCTTCTAAGTTACTACCAAAAGGAACATAACCTTCTGGCAATAATGAAATAGCTGTCTCATCAAAATTCCAGATAAGAAGTGCCATTATTGATGGATGAGAATACTTCTTAAGTACCTCTACTTTCTTGGCAGCAGTTCTCATCTTACTAACTGCATCAAAAACCTCAAAAGCAAATGGATTTGCAGGTAAATCAGGAACAACCTGTGCTATTGTTTTTGCTTTTGGTTTTGTCGCAGTTTTTGGTGACGCTTTCTTTCTAGTCGTCGCTGTCGTCTTCTTCGCTGGTGTCATAATTGTTTTCAAATCTAAATGCTACAATGTCATCTGGAACTAGATTTCCATTTTGATCAAACATCTCAGGATGTATTCTAGGTATTTCTTGATAGTTCATCATGTATTCTCTGGCAACCCAACCACCAATGGCTCCCACTATAAGAAACAATAATGTTAGGAATGATCCAAATACTAAACTTGTTGCTAACATGTCTCTTTCTCCTATTTTAAGTGTGGTAATGTGTAATGGTTTGGTTTTCTGTTTACCTCCTGTTAAGATGAATTCAAACCCACGATTAATATCATAATCTGGTTTATTTATACTTACCTTAGACGATTTTCTTTTCCTTAAGAAATTGAACTGTTTCAGTACATCCTCCAATTTTATGTCTTTGTCCCGTGTCATCACAAACTACCTGTGGAAAGGTTGATCCCTGACCAAACTCAGCATAAAAATCCTCTCGTGAAAAATCATCCTCTAGATTATACACCACATGACTTAAGTTTGTCAACGACATTACTTCCTTTACTTTCTCACAATATGGACAACCACTCTTAGAATAAATCGTAAAATTCATTTCCTATAGTTTTTAAAAAATTATTTATGTACTAATTATAACTTAAAAATCTATACCAGCAGCAAAAAATACTGATAAGCTAACGTCTCTTTGTCTAGCATGTATTAAATCATCAGTACTCTTTTGTGTTGGTATGTGTTCGGTGCTGACACCACTATAAGTTGCTGGATAACTCATAGTGAGACCCATCCCCAACACCTGATCATGAGTTAACACAGCCACATCATTAACAGTGAATTGTTTACCAGCAGCAAGATTTATACCATTACTAAAATTAAATTGA